AGTACGTGCCGCACGAGCGCCAACGGCACTTCCACGAGCAGCGGCTCAAGACCAAAGTCTTCACCGGCGGCAACCGCTCGGGGAAGTCGACGGCAACCGTCCTCGACTGCCTGATCCAAGCCGTCGACCGCGACGCCGTGCCCGAGCACCTACGCCCCTACCGCCTCTGGGACGACGACAAGTTCTACTGCCGCTTCATCACCCCCGACTACGGCCGCGCATTCCAGTCGGTGCTCGAGACGATCTTGCTCTGGTGCCCGCCCTCGCAGATGCGCGGCGGCGATTGGGAAAAGGCGTTCAAGGACAAGGACAAGGTGTTCTGGTTCGCCAACGGCAACTTCTTCGAGTTCCTCACCCTCGAGCAGAACCCCGACGCGCGCTTCGGCGGCTCCGCCCGTCACCGCGTCGTCTTCGACGAGGAGCCTTCCGGGTCGAACGGCCAGAAGATCAGGGAACAGTGCGCGATGCGCCTGGCCGACTACCAGGGCGACGAACTCTTCGGCTTCACCCCGCTCTCCGGCGACCTCGGGTGGGTCTTCGACGAGTTCTGGGAGACGACCGCCGAAAGCGACGACGCCGAAGAGCTCGCCGATCGCGTCTGGGTCAACCGCGAGCTCGGCGTGCTGATGATCCAAGCCGACATCGAAGAGAACCCCCACCTCTCCTCCCAGGGCCGCGACGAAGCGCTGGCGAAAATCCCGCTGCACCGCCGCGCTGCGATCAAGTCGGGCGAGTTCAAGGCGGCCAAAGGGCTCGTCTACGAGGATTTCGAGTCCCACGTCGGCGGCCTGCACGTCGTCGACGAGCGACACATCGAGCCCGAGTACGTCGCCGGCCTCGAACAGCTCGACGGCATCGACCCCGGCCAGGTCGAGACGGCGATCCTCTTCTCGGGCATCGACAAGCACAACCGCCTGGTGATCTACGACGAGCTCACCCTGTCGGGCCGCACCGCGATCCCCGAACACGCCGCCGAGCAGATGGCGACGAAGCGCGAAGGTTGGGGCCTCGACGAGCTCGCGAAATACAACGTGATCGACCCGGCCGCCAAGAGCCGCGACCTGGCCAGCGGCGAGCGGGTCGGCGAGGCGTGGATTCGCGCCGGCGTTCCGGTGCTCTACGCGAACAACGACCTCGAAGCCGGCGTGCTCGAGGTCAAGCGCCGGATGAACCACATGGTCGAGTGCGACGAGGCGTGCTCGAGCTGCGACGGGACCGGGCTCGAAGCGGGCACCGCGGACGGCGACTGCCGGGCCTGCGGCGGCTCGGGCCGGCGGACCCGCAAGCCCTACTCGCTGATCGTGATTTCCTCGCGCTGCACCAACCTGATCCGCCAGAAACGGAAGTACCGCCAGAAGCCCAAGGAGGACGGCAGCTTCGGCGTCGTCAAGGAGGACGACCACGCCTGCGACGTCGAGCGCTACCTGGCGATGGAGCGGCCGATCCCGATCAAACGCAAGAGGCGTCGTGCCAGCCAGGTATGGGTTCCGGGCACCGCGCCACCATTCAACCCCGGCCGGCGCCGCCAAGGCTCGGTCATGGGCAAGTTCACCTAAACAGGAGGCATCGTGAAGAAACCGAAGCTGATCGAGCTCCCCGAACGCCGGAGCTCCCCGCCCCACTGCTGCATCGTCACCGGCCGCCGTGACGGCCAGATCATCGACGCCGGGCTGCCGGCCGCGAAGGCCCGCGACGTCAAAAACCCGCATCTCTACTTCCGCGACGTCGTGGTCGAAGAGTGGGCCGGGCTGCTCGGGATGGTCCCGGCGGTCGAGGCCGACGAGCTCCGCCGCCAGCTCGAGGTCGCCGAGCTCGAGCGCGACCGCCTCGCGGCGATCGTCGCCGGCAGCGAAGACCTGTCCGCAGCGGAAGACAAGCTACGCGAGGCGCTCGGGGCGTCGCAGGCGGATCCCGGCGACGGAAAGGACACGCAGTGAACGCAACGCTTCTGACTTCCCAGGCTCGCACCGCCACGGCGGAGAGCGACGACGTGGTGAGCCCGCGCCAACGCGGCGCGATGCTCGTCCTCGACGTCACCAAAGCGCCGGCAGCGGCCGACACGCTCACCGTCTCGATCCAAGCCCGCGACCCGGCCACCGGGAAGTACGTCACCCTCACCGCCTTCGCCGCCTCGAAAAAAGGCGAAGAACTCGAAGCCGGCGCCACCCTCGCCTTCACGATCTACCCGGCCGCGGCGGAGACGGCGGCGGTCGCCAACCACGAGTCCCAGGCGTTGCCGCTGCCCTCACGCTGGCGCGCCGTCGTAACCCACTCGGGCGAAGGGAGCTGGACGTACTCGCTCGGCTTCCTCGCCCTCGTCTAAGGAGAGACGGAATGTTTCGGATAACGATTGGCAAAGAGGCGGTCTACATCGCCGCCGACCCGAGCGAACCCAAGGAGCTGCACAACCTCGGCGGCGACGCGGCCTTCTACAAGGTCGCCCCCGACGTCGACTCCGGCGACACCGAACTGGCCGAAGGGGCCACGGCGGAGATCACCGCCGGCGTCTACGTCCTCTCGACGTCGAAGACCGAGCTCGGCGTCCGGGCGCTCGAGAACGTCGACGTCGCCGACGACCTCACCGTCTCCGGCAAGGTCACGGCCCGCGGCGAGGTCGAGGTCGACGGCGACCTGAACCACGACGGCACCAAAGCCGGCTTCTTCGGGACCGCGCCGGCGGCACAGCCGGAGGTCAAAGCCTCCGAACTGACCGCCGACGAACTCGCCGAAGCGCTCGCCGACCTCGGCATCGTCGCGATCGAAGCCGAATAGGCCGGTGCTCGGGCTCGCCATCGTCTGCGTCGCCCTGGTCGCCCTTCTCGCTTACCGCGAGTGGGGCGCCAGGGCCGACCGCCGTCAGGTGGCCAGCGACCGGCGCGAGCTCGAGGCCGCCCACGCCGAGGAACGGCGCGAGCTCTACCAGCGAATCCAGGCCCCCGACCTCGCCGTCGACGAGCACGTGCGGGAGTCGCGTGGGCCCAACCGCCGGCGACCGCGACCGATAGCGGCCGACGACGACGCGGCCTACGTCGAGCGCGAGGCGAGACGTCGTGGCTGATACCGCCCCCGACGAGCAGGCCCAGCAGGGCAAAGCGCGGGAGCCGATCCCGAAGGACATCGAAGCCAAGCTCAAGCGGGGCCGCGACGGCCTCAATGAAGTGCAGGCCCGCCGGCTGCTCGGGATCGAATTCGCCAACGGCAACCACTTCTCCGAGCTCAGCAAAGACGGCACGAAGGTCACGAACCTCGACACGACGCCGATCGCGCTCGGCGGCGAAAAGCCCGACCACCGGGTCCGCCGCTCCCACGACATCGTTTCGCCGATGCTGCAACGGAAGGTGTCCGCGGCGACGCAGCGCGAGCCGGATTGGGAATCGACCGGCGCCACCCCGGACCCCGAGGACTACGCCGCTTCGCTGCTGGCGCTGAGGATCGCCCGCGCCGGCTACCCGCTGTGGGGCTTCTCGCCCGCCGAGGCGAAGGCGCTGTGGTGGGCGATGGTCACGGAGGAAGCCTTCGGCCGCGCCACCTGGAACTCCGACGTCGGCCCCTTCGAGGACGTCTCCGAACATCCCGAAGCCGACTACGAAGACCCCGAGACGGGCGAGCGCCCCTACGAGGGCCAGCCCGATCCCGACAAGCCGGTGTGGCGGGGCCGCGGCGAGATAGGGGTGACGATCTACTCGGGCCTCGAGGTCATTTGGGAGCCCGGCGTCGACTTCGAGCAGGCCCGCTGGTACGCGGTCGAGCACGCCCGTCCCGTCGACGAGCTCGAAGACGAAGAGCGCTTCATCCGCGTCCCCGGCGAGAAGCTCCGCGCCGACGCTCGCACGGCCAGCGAAGGCCGCACCACCACCAAGGAGAAGAAGGGCTCGAACCTGGCGATGGTGACGGAATACTTCGAGCGGCCCTGCCGGAAATACCCGAAGGGCCGTTGGGCCACCTACGCGAACGGCCGCAAAATCTTCCCCGACGACGACTACCCGATGCAGAACGCAGAGGGCGAGGTCGTCGACACGCCGTGCCTGCGCCGGCTGATCTACGACGTCGACGCCTCGAGCGATCGCGCCAAGGGCCTCGTGCAGAAGGTCGTCGACGCCGTGCGCTCCTACGACCAGGCGATCAACAAGCAGAGCGAGTACAGCCAGATCGGCCTCGTCGCGCAGCTCATGGCCGCCGAGGGGGTGCTGCTCACCGACCCGACCGACGAGCCCGGCCTGGTGATCGAGTACGACCGCTCGCTGGCCCGCGGCGAAAAGCCCGAATGGCGGGAAAACATCACCTTCCCCGGCGAGCTCTTCGAGATGGAAGAGCGCGCCAAGGCCCGCTTCGCCGACATCAGCTTCGACCAGGAAATCCCTCCGGGGGTCGAGTCGGGCAAGGCGATCGGCCAGGTCGCCGAACTCAACCAGACGGCCTGGCAGCGCTTCATCGACGACTTCAACCGCTTCCGCGGCGAGCTGATGTCCGACTGCCTCGTGATCGCCCAGCGCAAATACGGCGCCGACCGGGTGATGAAGTTCCAGGGCACGACCGGCTGGGAATCGGTCGGCGACTTCGAGGGCGCCGACATCCGCAACCAGACCGACGTCCGGGTCCGCTCGAGCGCCACCGATATGCAGACCCGCGCGCAGATCGAACAGCGGATCATGCAGCTCGCCCAGACCTTCCCCAACGTCTTCCCGCCCGAGGTCATAATCGAGGCCCTCAACTCGGCGACCCCGGAGAAACTCGTCCGCGGTTACGAACAGGACGTCGGCCGAGCTCACCGCGTCATTCAGCAGCTCCGCGAAGGCACCTTCTGGGACCAGCCCGATCGGCCGGCGCTGCCCGGCGAGGAAGCGCTTACCGTCGACCTGCGCGGGAACCCGATGGTGCCCGGCTGGCTGCCGCGTCCGTTCGACTCGCTGCCGATCCTCAAAGCGGCGATCGAGGAATGGATGAAGACCGACGATTGGGACCGCGCCGAGCAGCAGATCAAGGAAGCGAGCCTCTTCTACTACCAGAAGCTGCTCGACCTCGAGGCCCAGCAGGCCGAGCGCGAAGCCGAACAGCAGGAAGCCCTCGCCGAAGAACAGGGCATGGCCAACGCGACCCGCGAAACGGGTCCGAAGCCGATGCCCTCGCTGCCCGGCGGCGAAGCTCCCGGCGACGGCGCTCCCGAACAGTAGGCGTCGCGGCGCGATCGCCACGTGGACGCCGCCGCCGATCACGCCCTCGACGCCTTCGCCTCTCGTGAGCGCCGCTGGCGCCCCCGCGCGCGCTACCTGCACGACCTCGAGCTGCCGCCGGCGACGTGGACCGTCGACGGCCAGGTGCAAGCCGAGCCGCTGACCGAAGCGTCGCTCGAGGCCCAGCTCCTACGCGAGGGGATGGGCAAGAAAGAGGTCCGCGTCTCGGCGCCGCTACACGTCGCGCTGGCCGGCGTAATCGGCTTCTTCCCGGCCTACGTGCAGGCTTCGTCCGCTGGCGAGTGAATACTGCTCGCAAATAGCGGGATCAGCCTCGACGCCCCCGCTCAGCGAAAGAGAGGCGCGTTATGCGCGACGGAGCCCCGGCCCAGCCGGATCAGCCCGACAACAACATCGTCACCCCGCTGGACCGAATCCTCGTCGAACACGGGGTGCCACGGTCCCTCCCACCCGAGCTGCTCACGTATGCGCGGGAGAGGGGCCTGGTGCTCGAGGGCGAGGACGAGCCCGGCAGCGGTGACGAGCCTGGTGCAGGAGGTCCCGAGCTCGACGAGCCCGGCGACGCACCCGAGCCCGGCACGGAGTCCTTCATGGACTTCGACCCCGCGACGATCCCTGACGACGCTGACGCGGAGTGGTTGGCAAATCGCTACGGCGAGATGAACAAACACTTCACGCAGTCGATGCAGGGGGTCGCTGACGGGAGGCGTGAAGCCGAAGAGTCGCAGGCCCTCATCGAAGGTCTGCGTGACCCCGAGACGATGCCCCACTACCTCCGGCTCCTTGGAGTCGACCTGTCGAATCCCGAGCAGTTGCAGCAGCTCGGGATCAACGTCGGGCCGGCCACCGATGAGCTGGACGACCTGCTCGACGACGAGCCCGACCCGGAGGAGAGGGTCGGTCAACTCGAAGCGCTCATGGCCCAGGAACGCGAGGAAGCCGAAACCGCCGCTGAGGAAGCGGCACTCGACGACCTCGCGGATCAGGAGCTCGAGCGGATCGAAGGGTCGTGGGGACGCAAACTCGACGAGGACGAGGACATGTTCGTCCGCACCCATGCGGAGAACAACCCCGGCCCCGACGGGTTGCCCGACTACGCCGGAGCGGCGAAGATGCTCAAGGGCTGGCTTGGCCGGCGCGAGCAGGAATTCGCTAAGCGTCGGCAGGAGCCGGGGAGGGGAGCACCGGGTGGCAAGCCCGGCGGCAAGGCGCTCGACCTGTCCAAAGAGGAGGATCGCGTCGCAGCTGGCGCGGCAGCGGCCGAAAGGGCGCTGGCCTCCCAGGAGTAAGGAGCGCAATGCAGAACGCAACGGCCTTCCTGGCCGCAATGCGAGAGACGTGGCTGAGCGACCAGATCGAGAACAGCGTCTTCGTCGGAAGCGATCTTCTCGATCAGTTCACCAAACTCAGCCCGACCGGAGAACACGGAGACAAAGTGCTCGTCGCCGTGAGGACCGGGCTCTCGGGAGGTTTCTCGGCGGTGTCCCGAGAAGGTTCCGATTCACTCAACAAAGGCACCAACGTCGTCACCAAGCAGGCCGAGTACAACTACTCGCACAACTGGTTCGACGTCATCATCGAGTCCGCGGTGATCGACGAATCGGCCACGAGTGCCCTGTCCGTAGCTCGCGCCGTGGAGACGGAGCGCGAGGGAGCGGTCGACGGCATCAAGCGCCAGCTCCAGCGGGGGCTCTTCTCGGATGGCACCGGGAAGATCTGCTCGCTGAAAGACAGCGCCGGCGCCAAACTGACGTTCACCGTTTCGGGGGACGGCGCCAACGCTCTCAAGCGCGGGCACCTGTACCCCGGCCTCAAGGTGGACATCGGGACGGCGGCGGAAGAGGACGCCCTGGCGGAAGACAGGGAAGTCACGGCTGTCTCGATCGCAAACGGCACCATCACCGTCTCCGGTGCCGCAGTCGACACGGAAGAAGACGGCAAATTCTTCGTGTCGATCGCCAACGCCCGGTCGGGCGAAACCTCCTACGAGATCGACGGTCTGCTGGCGATGCTCAGCGCGACCAGCGAATACGGGGGAATCGACCCGGCCACCGTTCCGACGTGGGCGGCCTACGTGGACTCCTCCGCGCAGGACGTCTCGACCTCTCTCATCTACGAGCTGGAAGACGAAGTTTTCCAGTCGTCGGGGGAGACGCCGGACTGGTGCCTCTCCTCGGCGAAGCAGATCAGGGTGCTGTCGGAAGAATTGCAGCCCCAGGTCCGCTTCGACGGTGGCGAGAGCCTCAACACCGGCAAGCGGAACGGCCTGACCACGCCGCAGGGCACGGCGATCGAGCGTCACTTCGACTGCCTCGATCGCTGCATGTTCATGCTGCGTAAAAAGGACCTCGGTTCGGTCAGGCACAAACAGGGTCCGCAGTGGGCCTCGCCGGAGATGATCCGCCACCAGGAGGGGACCACCCGCTTCCGCGGGGACCTCGTGTGGCGGCTGAACACCGCGCTGCTGCGTCGCAACACGCACGCAGTGGCGACGGCGCTCAACTAGCCGTTCGGGGGCGGGCCTTCGGGTCCGCCCCCGCTTCTTCCGTCGTCGGGATCCTCGCGCGACGCCTTCACGTCCGCCACATCGGCCAAAGTCGCCCTGTCCTACTCGTCAAAGGAGACGCTCATGTTCCGCTTCGCCTTCGCTCTTCTCGCCGCCCTCGGGGCCGCCGTCGCCGCCGTCACGGTCGGCACGCAGCCCGTCCCACCGGGGGTGCCCGGCAACCGCAAAGTCACCGTCACGCCGATCACCTTCCCGGCCGAATACGTCGTCGACGAGGACTTGACGCCGGCGGACCTCGGCCTCAAGCGCGTCGACTTCGGCTACGCCGTGCTCACCGGGATCGGGACCGGCACCGTCAACATCGCCAACGTCGTCTACGACTACGCGAACGACAAGATCAGGCTCTTCGACGAGACGCCGGCGCAGGTCGCGGCCGAAGCCGAAGTCAAAGGGCCGACCGCGCTGGTAGTCGCCTACGGGAGCTAAGCGACGATGCGGGGAAGGGTCACGAAGTCGGGCCTGGTCGCCGTCGAAGGGCGGAACGCTCGTCGGGAGCGGATGCGCGCGTGGAAGACCGCGCGCGATCCGCTCGCCCGCGCGCTCGAGAGGGAGCTCAAGGAGCTCGACCCGCGGATCGAAGTCGACTTCATCGACCCCGAGGCCGCGAAGGTGCCGCCGGCGGAGCGGGCGCCGGGGCTCTGCCCTGGCCGCTGGCACATCATCATCAAGACCGACCCGCACCTGGACGACGCCTACTTCCCGATCCTCGGCGAGAACAAGGGCTACCGCGAGCCCGAACTGTCGATCGTCGAGGAGATGAAAGAGCGGGATATGTGGCGCCGCGGCTTCTTCGACGAGATGATGAAGAACGAGGAGAAGGCAGCGGCGGCTCGAGTGCGGCAGGAACTCGTCGAATCGGAGGCGCGCGTCGAGCAGGTTGCCGCGGCCTACCGGGCGGCCAAGCGGGTTGCCGGCGACGGCGGCGTCAACCGGCGACACGACCGCAAAGGCCGCCCGTCGCGTCCGGCCGGGGGCGACAACATCGCGACGAAGACCACGCGCAGCGGCGTGATCCTCCCCGCGGGGGCCTAGCGTGACGAGGAAAGAAATCCGCGAAGAGGTAATCGCCAACGGGGCGGAAAACATCGCCAACGACACCGGCGGCGAAGCGCGGATCAACCGCTGGATTCAGCAGGTGATCCGCGACATCTGCGACCTCAAACCGTGGCCCTTCCTCATGGCCACGAAAGAAGGCAAAGCGCCGCTCGAAGTCGCCGACCTGGCGCACGTCGAGGCGTTCGTCGACGCGACCAACGACAACGTGCTCCGGCCGATCACCCTCGGCCAGCTCGTCCTCGGCGACCCCGACCTCTCCGCGGTCGGCAACGCCGAATACTGGTACACGACGGACGGCAAAACGCTCAAGGTCTACCCGGCCAACACGTCCGCCGCCTTCCTCGCCCACTACCGCCGCACCCCGCCGGCGATCACCGACGAAGAATCGCCGCTGATCCCGGCCGACTACCACGACCTGATCGTCGACGGGGTGAGGATCAAGGTCTACAAGGCGACCGACAACTTCGCCGCCGCTGCCGAAATCCTCAAGGACTACGAACGCCGGATCGAAGGGATGGAACACGCGCTGCTGCATCCCAACTACGACCAGGCGAGGCGGGTCACGAGGACGGGCGGCGGCGCCGACTACCTCTAGCCGATGGCCGAGGCCCCGAAACCGATCCCGTTCACCGAGTTCAGGGGCCTGATCCTCAACCGGCCTCTCGACGACGTGGGCGCCGACAGCGCGATCGACCTGCTCGACGTCGATTGGGACGACTCGCTCGGCCGACTGCGCTCGAGGGAAGGCGCCGCCGCCTTCTCGCCCTCAGACGCCGCCTCGAGCTACGACATCCTCTACCCGCACTCGCTCGTGCGGATGCTGGCCCGTCGCGGGTCGACGCTCCACGCGCTCAACGCCGAAGGCGGCGAGGTCGGCGGCAAAACCGCCGCGGTGAACGAAAAACACCTGGCCTTCGCCCGGCTCGGCACGCCCTCGGCCAGCTACACCTACATCGCCGACCAGGAGAACACGATCAAGCGCTACGACGGCTCGGACTTCACGAGCCCGACTGCCGACGTCGGCGAGGCGAAAGGCGTGGCGATGCCCAAAGGCCGCTTCCTGGCCGTGTGGCCGGACGGCGGCAATCGCCTGGTGATCGCCGGCACCACGGCGGGCGGCGGCCCCAACGGCGCGATCAGCTCGGGCTCCCACGTCTGGTTCTCCAACCCCGGCGACGCCGAGGCTTACGAAGGGACGGCCTTCGTGCAGCTCAACCCCGGCGACGGCGAGGAGATCACCGGCTGCGTCGCGTGGGGGGGAATGATCTTCGTCTTCAAGGAGACGCGCTGCTTCATCTTCTACGGGGTCAGCGCCGACAACGACGGCAAACCCGTCTTCAACTTCCGCTCCGTCGAGCTCGGCACGCGGATCAAGGCCCCCGGCGCCAAGCACGCCGAGAACATCGTCGCCGGCAACGACTCCGTGTACTTCGTCGCCGACCACGGCGTCTACGCCTCGACCGGCGCCGAGCCCTCGCTGCTCTCCACCGACCTCGACCCGCTGGCGCGATCGCAGGCCCTCGTCGGCCCGGTCGCCACGACGCTCGGTACCCGGCGGTGGGTCGACGCGGCCGGCCTGGCCTATCTCGGCGAGGCGATCTACGTCGGCCTGGAATCCGCCGGCGTCGTCGACCGGGTGTTGAAATACGACCTGCGAAAGCAGGCGTGGACGGTCCTCACCACGGCGCTCAACTGCATCGTCGGCTGGGCCGAACAGACCGACAACCGCGGGCGCGTCTTCTTCTCGGGCACCGGCGCCGGCAACCGCCGGGTCTACTTCTTCACCGCGGCGACCGACGCAGATGCGAGCGCGGCCACGCCCTCGCCGCGGTGGCAGTCGGGTTTCTACGACCTCGAAGACGCCGACGAAAAGACCCTCATCAACTGCAAGATGTGGGGCAGCGGCGACGTCGACCTCAAAGTCGCGGAGGACTTCGGTGCGCTGGGAGCCGCGACCACGTTCAAACTCGGGAAAGCGCCGGCGGTCGCCCAGCAGCAGCGACAGAAAGGGCAGACCGCGACCCTCTTCTCCCACCAACTCTCGGGCGCCGCGCCGTGGTCGGTGCAGCGGCTCGACCGATACCTGCGCGAGACTCGCGTCCCAGAGACGCAGAAGGCGAAACAGTAGGAGGAACGCAGAAACATGGCACTTGCAAAATGGTTCGGTCAGGCCCTTCTCGGCCAGTTCAGCGGCACCGCTGCGAGGCGGGTGGATTGGGCGAACGACACGATCAAGGTGGCGCTGCTGAAAAGCACCTACGAACCGAACCAGGACACGCAGGACTTTTTCAACGACGTCAGCGCCCACGAGGCAGCGGGCACCGGCTACACGGCCGGCGGGGAGACGCTCGCCAACGCCGCAGTCGCCTACAACGCCGCAACCAACACCCTGCGCCTCGAAGCCGACGACACCGAATGGACGGAAATCTCGATCACCGCCCGCTACGCCGTGGTCTACAAGGACGACGGGGAAGACAGCGAATCGCCCGTCCTCGCCTACGTCGACTTCACGGGCGACGAGACGGTCGCCTC